TTAGTCCAGACAGTTTTTCACACGGTCCTTTATTTCACGGAACAGCTCACTGTCACGCCTTAAATGTGCTTTGACATCAATAATTCTGGCAGTATTGATCCATTTTGCATCATTGATGAACAAAACCGATTCCTTATTCATTCCCTTGATTTTCCCCAGGCGCATCAAATGACGCTTCCCTTTCGGATTCTCCTTGCTGTAGGCCTGCAGATAAGCCGTATGATTCCCGCTCATCGGCACAACGAATGCCTTGTTATGAAAAATTGTTATAATCAGACCAAAATGCTGATAACCAATTTCTGATGTTAGTGGTGTAATAGTCAGTAATAAAAACACTCCCACACATATTAGTGGGAGCTGGCAGCTAGGAAGAAGATATGATACGGATTTTTATGGGGGAGTAAAATATCTTTGCTGCCTTATACATTATCTCACACTTTAATTATAAATGTAAAATAATCATCAAATACGGGATTTTCATTGCAAAATCTTACTTATAATTCGGAGTTCACAAAAAAGTGCACAATGTGCTCGTTTCCCATTGACATAGCGCACAACGTGCGCTATAATATAGGTGTAAAGAGATAGGGTGTATCCCCCTAAGGAGAAAAATTATGAAAGTGTACGAAATTTTACAAGAAGAATTCAAAAAAAGAGGTGATGAGGCTTTAGTGGTTAAACTCACTGACAAATATGGTAAATGTTTGTTAAAAACCGATACCGATATCCGTACGGCATGCGGAATTATCAGTGGAAGTACGCTGATTAAAAACGCAACATATACCGTTGAAAAAAACGAAGATCAGTGGAGCAACGCAACTAGTAATCTGACAATTAAATTATTATAATAGGGCAACCCCCTAAGGAGAGAAAAAAACATGGCAAAAATTACACAGGAAATTATGGACAACATCTGCTCTTACATGGATGATGAAATTAGAGAAAAAGTACATGGAGAGCTGTCCCCTTGCACACCAGAAGAATTTCTGAATAGGTATTTGGAGTTAGATCCTAGCTTCAATGAACTGCTTCAAAGTGAATTCAGTTACATCAAATTTTAATTAACACGAGGAGCGTTGCTGCTCCTCAATCTATCTATAGGAGGTAACTAATGAAAAAACAAGTGTCATTTCAGACGTTTTCATATTTTTATAAAAAAGCACAGCATTGTGCAGATAAAGAGAGTTTTATTGAAGATGCCATGTCACTCGAACATGATGACTGGGCACTCGGATATAGTGCAGAAGAGATAAAAAATATCTTAAATTATATTTACGAATTAACGCACTGCAGTGTTGCTGCTTTGCGTGAGAAGCTTGGACTTACCAAAGTGGCGATGGCTGATATTTATATAAGCAGCAAACGCACGCTATTGGCATGGGAAAAAGGCGAACGAAAAATATCCGATATGGATAGATTGCTTATATCTTACACTGTGTTTACTGATGTGTCTTATATATCCAATGATATATTGATTGTGTAAAGGAGAGGGCTATGGCAAGACCTAGAAAAGATATAACAGGTAAGCGATACGGAATGCTTACGGCCATTTCTCCAACTGGCGAAGTTGATTCATACGGTAATGCTTACTGGAATTGCAAGTGTGACTGCGGAAATACTATTGTTGTATCACTGCGAAATCTCAGAAATAAACAGACAAAGAGCTGTGGATGCCTTAAGACTCTCAATGGTAAGAAACTAGGTACCATTACACGTAACCATTGTGTTGATGGCTCAGACCCCTACAAGCTATATGGTGATAAGCCACGAAAAAATAACAAAAGCGGTTATCGTGGCGTATCTCTTAATAAACGCACAAACCGCTATGCTGCGGATATAACTTTTAAAGGTAAACGACATCATCTTGGAGAATTTGATACAGCGGAGGAAGCGCACGATGCTTACTTAAAAGCAAAAGAGGAGTTGCATGAGCCATATTTAAAAGATTTTTTACATAGCAATCCAGAAGAGAAGAGCAAAGTTGAACGCATCGGCGTTATAAAAAAACCAAGAGGTACGCTTGTATACTACACACCTGAAAATAGATATATCAGTATTCCTGAACTAAGCGAAATAACTGGCGTAAGCCGTGTAAATTTATATTCAAGGCTGAATAAAGGGTATACCGGTGAAGAATTGTGGAGTACAAAGCGATTACCGAATAAAAGATCTGCCAAAATATATATTGATTATCATGGTAAACAAGTAACCTTTGCTGAGCTATCTACTTTGACCGGAATAAATGAAGGTACATTGAAACAACGTTATTATAATGGATGCCAAGGTGAAGAATTAACGAGCACTAAACGATTAACAAATAATGGTAAGGGTACGATCTGTGTTGATTATTATGGAGACCAGGTAACAATACCAGAATTATCAAGTATAACAGGTATAAATGACACTACATTAAGATATCGTTACGATAAGGGGTATCGAGGCGAAGAATTATGGACAGGGAAGATAAAGCAATATAAAAGAAAAATAAGCAAAAAAGCGAAAATATATGTCGAGTATGATGGTGAAATAGTGTCTTTATATGAATTATCAAAAAAAATTGGAATGGATTATGGTGTTTTATGGAAACGTTATTCTAAAGGCGCGCGCGGTTCACAACTCTTTCAAGAATTTATGAAAAAAGAAATTTTAGTGGATTATGAAGGTGAAAAAATAAATCTTAAGGAACTATCAAGTAGAACCGGAATTGGTTACAGCACCTTGCATAGACGTTATAGGAATGGTGATCGTGGAAAAGAACTTTGGAGAAATCTTCAAATTGAAATGGAAATCGATTATCAAGGCAAAATAGTAACTTTAAATAAATTATCAAAAATCACTAATATTTCATATGATACATTGCTTCATCGATATTCGAACGGCGATAGAGGCGAAGACCTATGGCGCCCAATATATAAAAGAAGTAAAAAGAAATAATCTAAACCCTGCCTTATCTGAATAGAGACAGGGTTTATCTTTTTTTAGACGCTTTTTTTCGCAATTCCTCAACTCTTTGCAGATATTCAGGATTTTCCGCGATAAACTTCTTGTGTATTTTTTCTTTACCTGATTTGTATAATTCGTATGCTTCTTCTGCAGTTAGTGGTGTAATAATCAGTAATAAAAACACTCCCACATATTCGTGGGAGCTGGCAGCTAGGAAGAAGATATGATACGGATTTTTATGGGGGAGTAAAATATCTTTGATGCCATATATATTTTCTCACAATTAAATGATAAATGTAAAATAATCATCAAATACGTGATTTTTCATCTTAAATCTCTGCTTATTATTTTGCGCTCGTAAAAAACACGTATAAACACGTCTTTTTCTGTTGAAATACGTATTCATACGTGTTATAATATATATGTAAAAGGAAGGAGATATCAGGATATGCCAATGACAGCAAAGCAAATGATAAAGTACCTCAAGCAGAACGGTTTTCAAGAAGTACCCGGCGGTGGCGGTTCTCATAGAAAATTCTATAATCCGGATACCAGAAAGACAACAATCGTACCTTATCATTGCAAAGATTTGAAAAAAGGCATGGAGCAAGCAATACTGAAGCAGGCAGGGCTAAAAAAATAGCCTTGGCCTGCGCCGGTTATCCTAATATCTTATATTAAAGGAGGTATATGATATGTCAAAACTTTATTACCCTGCAGTTTTTCACGAAGCTGAACCGGATGAAAAAGGTTACTGGGTAGAATTCCCTGATCTGCCTGGTTGTTTAACACAAGGTGAAACGCTGGAAGAAGCTGCAGAAATGGCAGAAGATGCACTGGGCACCTGGTTTGCGCCGAATTCGTTGGAACCAGCTCAGGAATTTCCGAAACCGTCAAATCCAAGCGATATCAAATTACAAGGTCGTGATTTTGTTTTAATGGTCAAATATGATGGTGTCGAATGGGCCAAGCGGTATAACAACAAGGCCGTCAAAAAGACACTTACAATTCCGGCATGGCTGAATGATCTCGCCGATAAAAACAACATCAATTATTCACAGACACTGCAGGATGCGCTTATTAAAAAACTAGGCATTTAAAACAATATGATGCACGCAAAAAAACACTCACTCCATGCGGAATGAGTGTTGATTTTTTTATTTTCCTTCTTTTACTTCAATCAGCGCTCCGCATTTTACCCAGAAGCCCAATTCTTTCAGGTATGCAAGGTTGTTTGCTTCATCCACTTTCGATACGGTGAAGGTCCCCGGAATAGTAAATTCAGCATTCGTATTTGCGAAATACTGATCCTTCTTACCATCGGCAGCTGATACTTCTTTACAGATCGACGGTGAGAACCATCCACCTACGACAGAGCTGTAGATCCAGTCATTTGCTGCATCGTATTTTTCAACACGCATCTTTTTCACAAATTCTACCTTTGAATCTTTCGTAAGATACTGGTCCGGCTTCTTATTGGATGGCTTGTTTGCCGGTTTATTATTTGACGGCTTGCTTGTCGTTTTTTCATACGAGATACGTGCGTATTCTGCCCATTTCGTCCAACCACGGCCTGCAAACTTGGTTTTTAATACTCCCCAGCCACCCAATGGCATATTCGGTGTACACTCGACTACATAACCATTTCCGATATATACACCAACATGGCCAGGCATGAATACCAGAATGCCTGGTCTTTCCGGCATAGATGCAATTATACCTTTTACTTTTGCACGATCGTACATCATGACTTCGTTTTCATCTTCTGATGCTTTGTAATTGGATGGATCATCATCCCACAGGAATGCTTTGATCAGTCCTACACAGTCAAAAGCCTGATATCCCTTATCTACATATCCGGACAAGAATCCGCGGTTCTCCTGGTTCCATGCCAGCTGATTACACTTCTGTTCTAAAAACGCTGATGTAAAGTTATTCCCGAAAGCTCCCAGGACATAGATCGTCTTGTCCTTTGCGGCTTTCTCTTTTACATATGAAACTAAATCTTTTGCTTTCTTCATTATAGATTCCTCCTATTTTTCAAGTTTTCCGATTCTTTTTTCATGATCGTCCAATACTTTTGAATGTTTATCCAGTCTATCATCCTGTCTTGCATTATCAGACGCTACATTTTCCAACAAGGTCGTAAGTCGTACGATATTCGTATTGAGCTTGATTATCGGTGCCATAACTCCAATAAGTGCTCCGACACCGATGATCACTGTGTAGATAGCTTCCGCCTGGTCCATATGTCATTCCTGCTTTTGTCCTGGATTTTCGATGAACCTTGTAAACGCCTGATGAAGGCCGGTAGATGCCAGGCCCATCAATGCACCATATACGATAGCTTCAATCGTCCATCCGGTTACGAATCCATTCAATACAGCACCTAACGCCGCCAGAATGACCGGGATCTTATTGTTTGGCACCTTTGGAAATGCTGTCTTTAAGATATAACCCACTACCAAACATGCCACCATTACGACTAAAACAAAATATTTCGTCAATTCTGTAAAATTCATATCCTTTCCTCCTTCTTCCTCTCTTGAGGGACAGGCGTTTAACGCACGCCCATGCGAGATACTTGGATCACCCCCTATCCAGCTTTTATTTCTTCAGCCTGTTTCTTCGTTATCATCCCACCAGCTATAAATATTTCCAGATCACTGTCTTTATAGATTCCGGCATCATAATACTCTTTGATCCAACGATACATCATACTGCATCACCTGCTTTCAGCTTTGCTAATTCAAGCAGGACAGCAGCATTGAATCTTTCCTGCTCGGACAATTCCGGCTCGATAGGCGGGAAAAGCTCTTGTTTTTCCTCTTCTGTCAATAGTACAGCATTTCCATCCAGCAGTCTGTAATTGTATCTTCCCTGCTCATCCATCAATCCAGATTCCAGATAATTCCCTTGTGCGTGAGTAAAGCGATCCCCTTCGCCTTCATCGATCAATGCATATCCATCTATCCTTTCCATGAATATCTCACTATTAACTTCTGTTATCAAAGAATCAGAATCAACCTTAACGTATACTTTTACCACATCGATACCTCCTTAATAGATTTCTGCGTCTGCCCAATACTCTCGACCATACACCCTCAACATTCCAGCTGCAGAAGCACTAAAGCTAAAACGCACTCGATTTGTAAAACTTGCATGTGTGATCTTCTCACTTGTTATATTGGTCAGTGTCCCTGCCGCTTTTAACGTCAATGTTGGATCTATTCGCATGTCAACTGGAATCGACATCATATTAGATAATGAATTTGATGCTGCGTTCATCGTGTAATCAACATATATGTATCTTCCATATCTTTGGCAAAGCATAAGTTCCTCTGCATATGGTCTTGGGACAAGCGGTGTCGCAATCTCTCCAAGCTCTAATTTTGCATAATCTATATATACGTCTGAGGTTATACCCGGTGAAGAGATTATTATCTGCAAAGATTTGACATCATCGAAATCTGCATCACTCACTACATCGAAGGTCATCTTCATGATCGTATATTTGTTTGCTGAAATCGTGTGTGTCTTTCTCGCTAGCGATACAGATGGTTTATCACTCGAATTATACAAGATCGTTGCTGATGTACTGATCTCTTGTACATTGCTCGATATTATTTTCACGCTCAATGTCAATTTCTTCCCTAATAATTTACGTATAATAGAGTTATTCAATTCTACATGTTGAAATATCAAAAACTTACATTCACCACTTGTTGATGAAATTTTCATCCTTCTACTACTATTAGTTATAGTATATGATGTATATCCATCAGAAGCATTCATATAAGCAATCCATCTGTCTGCTGTATACATCCTATTGCTAGTTATATTAAATTCATTTCCTCTTTGCCATACTTGAAAATCTCCATTGATTAACAGATTGGGATTGCCGATCTGTAATAAATTATCGTATAGTTCTTTACCCTTTGGTGCAGATAATGCGTATGTAGGGTCTTCGGTCGTGAAATCATCTGCGATATTTACCGTTCCCGGTTTCCCTTGCGGTCCCTGTGGTCCTTGTGGTCCTACAGGACCGGTTTTCCCTGTGTCTCCTTTAGGCCCCTTGAAATTTCCAACTAAAACTTTAGCCATACATGCCCCTCCTTATCCTGGTATATCCATGTAGATATTACCATTCTCATCTACTTCAAATGTCGGTGGTGCTGCAGAATCCGCATAATAACAATACAGATTTCCGGCCGCATCTCCAACAAATGTGAACACGCCATTCGCCGGTGTTATCACACCGCTATCACCACGTTCCCCTTTTTCTCCTTTTTCGCCAGGTGTCCCCTGTATCCCTTGTGGACCTCTTGGCCCAATGAATTCCCCTGTATCCAATGCATTCTGAATATATGCTATCTGTTCTTTTTGCTTCTCGATCAGTTCAGACGCCGGTGTTTCAAATTCTGAATCCATATACTGCTTCACGAAGTCTGCAACTGCCTTCTGCCATTCATCTTTACTCGGAAGTATGACAGTCCCATTCGGTGCCGGTGAACAGCGTGCTGCTATTTGTTGTGTAACTTCGATATGAGCAGCATCCTTTGGATCTGTCATTTCTATCGCGATAAAGATGATTCCATCCTGTCCGAATGCTTCCGCAGGTATCTTGAATACTTTATTGCTATATCTCGCAATCGCCACAGAGTACACGCCATTTTTTTTATACCATCCAATTTTCGGTACGATAATATAGTCTTCGTATGCGTCCGTATCGTTGATATATTGTACCGGCACATCTGCCGAGCCCTGCGCCGGGATGATTGCCGCATCTAATGTCAATGTCAACCCTTTCCGTGTCACTTTGATCATCATTCTGCCTCCTTTCGTCAGATGTCATAATTCATATCGATCAGTTTACCTTTTGTTTTCATAGTCACACCTAAAAGAGAGTTTATACGGATATGATTGTCTTCATTAAGGTTTAATAATATATCGTCCTTGGTTACAGAAATCGATGGTCTTGATAACAAGTCGGTATTGTTGTTGAAAATACCAATTCTTATCTGATCTTCGCTCAATGTGATTACTGTATCTCCTTTTTCTCCAAGCGTTATTTGACTGAATCTTCCTGCTTCATAACTCAAATGTAGATTATGCCCGATATAAGCATCATACTCTGTTGTAAGTTTACCCTTGAATGTCCCCGATTCCATCGTTACATTTTTCATGACTGCATCAGCGCATCTCATGATTCCATCTTTAGCAACTGAAAAATTATTTCCTATCTCTATCGTTCCTCCGATGATCTTGCTACCATTTATGGTAGCACCTGATATCGTTCCCGCAAAACTTCCATCCTTCATTCGTAATTCTCCGGTATCCAGATTCAAATAAAATTTTCCATTCCTGTCTGTCAGTATACCGGTGATCACATAGTCCGCATTGATCGCTTCAAAATCTATCGCCGTTCCCCATTTCCAGTCCGTATCCGTCTCATTGCGTTTTTTAGCGATCTGTATGCCTTGTGTACCTATACAGAGCGCTCCATATGTAGGAGATGATTTGTCGATATCTTCGAATAGGATCGCACGTACATCCTGCCTTTTGGCGATGTCCTTTTGAGCCTTTAACGATGTCATCATGAGATTTACGACACCGGCAATACGCTGCGCCATGATCGTGTTGCTCACTTTATCGTATATGGTATCTACGATATGCTGCGTTTTCGATAATCTATCAAAATAATCTTCTTCATGATCACCCAACATAAGAGATATTACGCTATTGGTGATTCCGTCATATACTAATTCGATGACACGAGGTGTCGTTTCGATCTTTAACCTACGATGGGATACATGTACCGTATCTCCAAGCGACACTCTCACTAATTCGCTATATTCCTTATATAAGTCCGTTTTGGATAGATCTACCATCTGAACGTTGTATGTGATGCTCGGCATATCTACTTTATTGATCGTATACTCACGTTTCGCTCGCTCTCGTAGCTTTTGATAGAGGATCGCTTTTGTATCGCATATCGTGATGCCGTTTTCTTCGTCGCCTTCCTGGGCATCCTCTTTCAACTTGATATCAGTATACTCAAATACCACCGGCGGAAATCTTCGTGGCTCATACTTTTCTATATTCGGCGAATCGACCGTTTCATTGTTAGGAAGCATATGACCGTTGTATGCCTTTGGGCGTATTCTGGTAACCACTTTCGACATATCGATTTTTTCTTCAACACCCGTTAGATTGAACCCGAATTCAGCCCGCATCCCATTATCAGCTCCGGCACGTTTATTCAGATAAATCTCATAATTCTTATAGATCGGTTCACCTCCCCATCTATTCAAAAATGCATTATCATTATCTCCGCTGATCGCTTCATTTGCACACATTTCCTGATAATAAGCACTATTCGCTTTCGATATATCGGAATATCCTTTGTACTTCGTATCTTTAAACATGATACTCAATGCATCCTGTGCAGTTTTATTCACGACGCGAGTGTCGAAGAAATATATATCATTCGTAAGAAATATAGGTATTGCATAGGCTTCGATAAAGTCATCATTCTTATCCACTTCATTGATCATGAATAACTGTCGCTTGCCGATGGGAGTGTCCATGCTTAGGATGGCATTTTCTACAATACCCTCCATATTCTCATCCAATGGATTTCTGAGCGTTACCACCCATTCTCCTTTCAGCTTCATCTTCAACTCACACGTTATGGGTTTCAGATTATAATCTCCATTATAATCAAAATTGCGATTTCCCGGTTTATATACCTGGATCATCATATACACCTCCAGTTTGGTTGTATGGTCAGTGTGAATTTTGCCGGATCGGATATTGATATCTTATTTTCTCCTTCGATCAGTAGCATGTCTTCATATTCTCCACTGATAGCAGTATTGTGCAATGTTCCATCACTACGGTACGCTATCCTACGATATGTATCGATGGTAAGGTTTTGCCCTACGTTTGCCTTTATCGCATGTCCGTTGACCGTCAACGTGCACACTCCCTCACCCTTTATAAAATAAACAGGTGTCGTTTCTTCGTATGGATTATCCTTTATCTGTTGTGGGTCATATAGTTGTATGCCTGATAATAGGTAGGTGTACGGGTCTAATGTAAGATTCACAGTAAACCTTCCTATCCTCAACGAATTTCTGGCATTGGTAGATACTTCGACTTTTTTTATCCTGTAGTATACAGATCTGTCATCGCTGAAAGATAATCTTTTTCCAACGGATGTAAGCAACCAGCGTTTCGCCATCCGCCATACATTGTTCCAATTATCCGGGGATGTCATATAGTTCAATTCTACAGATATCGTGATGTCTTCATAATATCCTGTATCCTCATACAGCTTACCGTCCCGTCCTGGAAGTCCTTTTTCGTTATATCGTTTTTGCGGTGACGGGACATCCGGACGCTTCACGACATATAGACGCAAGGTTTCGCTACATTCATCATTTAAAAACATATGGTACATGACATCATCCTCCTGTCACTATACTTTTGAATGTCTGGTTTCTGTTCACACGTTTAACAACCATCTGTTCGATCATTCTGCTATCCAGATATACATTTATCTGATTCACCTGTTCACTTTCTAAGATTGCCTTTGTATTTGACAAGAAAGTGCCATCTACACCGAACATCTCACTTTGTGCCCGCTGCATGATTGCAGAATTATCCTGCAAACGTTCCACCATACCTTTTCCCATATCAGTGATCGTGGAAAACAATTTCTTTTTCTTGTTTTCTACACCGTTTATCGTTCCGATCGTGAAGAAATCACCTGCTTCAAACGTGGCTTTCGATGGAGAATTTTCTTTTAGAGAGTCGTGCAAAGCCGATATCATCATAAGCCCCATATTCGATACTGCACCAAACACTTCTCCCGCTCTGTTGTTTACTCCGTTCTTCAATCCAAGCGCATAATTCTCTCCGGCATCCGTGTATTTCCATGTATTTCCATCCAGCACCGCATACCCTTTATCTGCAAGAACCTGCCATGCGGCTTTGGTCTGCGGTGTACCGTCATCGATACCCTTTTTCGCTTTTTCTGTTTGTCCGAATGCAGCACTGAGGAATTGATCCTCATTTTTCTTATAAGCATTCAACCCGGCAGTACACATCGTTTCCCACAAGGTTGCATGTTCTGGAATGGCATCTGTTACGACGCCCAGTTCGTCTTTTAACCGTTTTTCCAGATTTTTCACCTGTATCTCGCTGTATTTCACTTGATTTTTCACAGCTTCATCTTCACTGTTCTTATTTTCTTCAACATAACGTTTCAGCATATCGATCTGTTCCTGCGTAGAAAACTGTAAATTCTTTCCGTTTTCCTTATATGTATTCGCCACATAGTCTATGATGTTTTTTTGACTTTCCGCAGTTCCCTTTTCCATTTCTTCCATCATATAGTTCTGCTCGGCTATCGTTTGCGTGTATCCATCCGCAAGTTCTTTTTTCTTTTCGTAATTCTTTTTATACTCTTCCAATTCATTATTCAATCTACTTTTTGTTGCGTCATAATTTATATTTCCATCTCTGAGGCCATTGTCCTCCATCTTCTTGATTTCTGCTTCTACTTCAGCTCTTTTCGCCAGATACTCATCCTCGGCTTTCATCATATCTCTGGTGGCTTGTGCATTCTTTTTGACAGCCTCCGTATATTCGTCCATACCACTATCGACAAGTGCTTGCGCCTGTTTCTTCGTGATCAGATCATCGATGTTTTTCATCTGTTCCTTATAGCTGTCAATGATGTTTCCATTCATCTGCAGTTCTGTTCCCAATGCATCGTTCAATTCCCCGAGGATTACTCGTGCGCGGTCTTCATAGCCTTTTTTCACTTCACCGTTTGCGGATGTGATGCTCTCCAGTTCTGTCTTCAACTGGGCGTAATATTCAAAATTTCCATATATCCCCTCAACTGCCTCCTCCTGCGCAGCCTGCATCTCTTTCCAGGCATCTATCTGCTTCTGTGTTTCCTCGCTGCTCTTCTTTATCGCTTCTGTGGCGGCATCTGTTTTTTGCGAAAAAATGAACATCGCGGTTCCTGCAGCTGCTGCCACACCTGCCAGCGTCAATAAAGGGTGAGCTGCAATGAGTGATCCCAGACCTCCCAGTGCACTTGAAACTCCCGGAATGTCTGCTGTTGCAAGCTTCGTCAGACCACCTGCTATATTCGTGATGGAATCTTTAAATTTCGAAATCTTGTTTACTGCAAATGCAGTCGTGGCAGCTGTGCCCAATGTAACAAGGGCACCCTCGACCAATGGCAGATTGTCGATCATCCATTCTACGCCGCCTTTTAATACCGGCATCGCATCCTGGATCATAGGTTCTAGGAGATCGGTCTGCAATGTCCTTCCCAAACCTCGTAACTGACTTTCTACAGTCCCGTATTTGATATCCTGTATCTCCTTCATCTTTCCACTGACATCCGAAAATTCATCTCCGACACTGGTCAATGATTCCACGAATTTTGCATTCGCGTCCTCTCCCATCGTACCGAATGCAGTTGCTGCTTTTGTGAGCTTTTTCTGTTGATTTGTCGTTTTTGCTATATCTTTTACGATAGCGTCGATAACATCTTTCTGTGTAGCACGCCCATCTTTCCATGCCTTGAAAACTTTTCCCGTTTCCGAAGAAAACATATCCAAAGAATCCTCTATCGTCCCATCCGCAAGTCGTGTCGTTACCTCGTTTATCGCATCGTTGATTTTATCCAGATTGTAAGCACCGTTTTGTGAACCATTCTTCAGCAACTGAAAATAATCATCCGCGCCATAACCAGCCTGAGCAAACTTACCGGCATATTCCGAGATGTTATCTCCGAGTTCATCCGTATAGTTCAGCCCATTTTGTGCTCCCATAGCGATCAGATCCATGGAATCTTCCGCAGAGAGACCAAATTGGTACATCAGCTGTTTAGTTCCTCGCAGCGTTTCGTTGAAGTCCATGTCGAACGTATCTTCCAAAGTCTTCACACCTGCTGTTACGTTCTTCAAATCTTCATCATCCAGATCGGACATCTGCTGTTTTACGCGTGCCATAGAATCCGCGATATCCTGTAAAGAGTCTCCATAATCATTATTATAGAGTTCTTTCATCTCTTCGTTATACCGTTTCATTTCATCCGCAGATGCTCCTGTTGCCGCCTGAAAACTTGCACTCGCCCCATCACTTTGTGTAATGAGTTCTTTTAGGCTTCCGGCAAGCGACTGGATGCCATCAGCTGTGATATCCGCCATCGCACCTTTCATGATGGTAAAACCATCACCTGCATCCTTCGCACTGTCTTCTACTTCATCCAGGGCTCCGGCAAGTTGCTTCGATTCTGTCTGGACCGCAGACAAACGTTGCTTGTTCGTTTGTAGATCTTTGGATAGAGCTGTGATCTGTGCAGCCAGCTGCTGCGTCTCTCGATCGTCTTTCCCTTTTGCGAGGGCCGCTTCCTGATAGGCTCTCTGCAGCTCAGACAGCTCCTGTTGCTGCCTAGCGATATCTTGCGTCAATTCACCTAGCTTACTCGATGCATTTTTTTCAGCTGCTGATAATTCATCCATCTTTTTCGAATTATCAGCAATTTGATTCTTTAAAGCTTCACAATATCCCTTCGTTTCGTTGATGGACGTCCCCAACTTCGCCATCACATCTTCTTGCTTGCGCAGCGCATTCTCTGCTTTTAATGCTTCTGCAGAATTTTCACCATATGCCTTCGTGGCATTTTCCAACCCTTTTTTTAGATTGCCTAGATTCTCACTCTGTTCCTTATATGCTTTTGACAGAACGGATACTTTCGTATCTTGCTCCTGCAATTGTTTTTTCAATATCTCGTTCTTGTCCTGCAAGAAATCAAGAGAATCCGAATTCCCATCATATTTTTTCGTGAGGAGATTCATCTCCGATCCGAGCAGTTTCAATCTTCCGTTGATTTTTTGGATCTGATTGTTGAATTCTCTTTCTCCTGTGATTCCTATACGTGGCCCGATATCATATCCCATATCTCTTCACCTCACTATTTCAATGACGGGATGAAATCCCCATTTATTTCACTATCAGCTTCCGCATATCCCTTGATACGCTGATACATTTCTACGATATCACTCAGCTCACCGATCGGCATGTGTGCAAATTCATATTCCTGCATGCCGATCATGCGAGCCCATACAGATAAACAAAGGTAGTGATCGTCAGTTCCTTTTTCACCTTTTTTTACTTTGTTGTTGATTCTTTTTTTTTCGATTTGACGAGCGTACTGTACATCGCCTCCGTCAATATTCCGGAATCTTCATATCCGATATCTGCATATAAAGATTCTTTATCCGGAATATCCAGTATCAGTTCCTTTCCATCCTGCTGCTTGATCTCCTTTCGGTTACAGTACCGGATACCTTCGCATATCATGATATACACGATATCCTTTACAAGGCTTATGCTATTTTTTTTAAATTTTTCAGGTTCCAATAAACAGTCCACCATTTTTGTGACCGGAATATATTCATCCTCGATTTGTTCTGCTGCATTCAAGGAGAATACGAGGGGATATGTCTTCCCCTCGATACTGAGTAATGATATTCTCATGTCCATCTGCCTCCTTTATGCATCTGTTTTTCCGCATTTGTATTCCAAGTACAGAGCAGCTTCCGCTCTTGTCTGGAACCATGCGTCCATCATCCAAGGATGCTCATATTTATCATCTACCAGATCACTGCGCATGACTGTTCCGGTGATCGTCGGTGTCTGCCATTCGATAGATTCCCCTTTCGTCGTTGCCGCTTGTTCCGGAACATTGAAGAACACCTTCGGCAGGAATACTGCTCTGTATTTTGTGACATCATTGTTTTGATGTGCTTCAATTACACCGATACCCAAATACGGAGCTACACGTTTATCGTCATAAATGCCTTCTGTCGCATTTTTATTTGTGTTATATGTGAATTCTTCCGTTCGGATACCCAGTACCTTTTTCGATGCCTCTTGTGTCAGATCATCTGTCGTCAGTGACAATTCGCCATTTTGGAATGTACCCTTATCGTGTTCTGCATCCATGTCATCTGCATATAGCGGATTATCTTCACTCTGATTGATCGTAAGTGAGTATTCCACCATCTTCGCGACTGTTGTCGGAACACTGTATGTCGGTTTGTTTCCCGTCCCCGAATAGTCATACATGCCGACGATCAGCATGCTCAATCCTTTGATTGCCATATCATTTCATCTCCTTCTTTATTTCGTTTTCGATGGTATCCGCCATCGCTTTTACTGCTGTTTTTTTATTCTTCGTTACTGCTCTGTTTACAAATGGATTTTTCTTTCGGAAAGAAGATCCACTATTGATTGATCGAACGATAAGTTGATTTGGAACACCCTCCGGATATTTCTTCGTCTTCGTACGTCCGTATCCATCCCATCCGATCTTAGCGTGTACATAATCACCATCATCTCGGATCGGCGCTATTCCCATACCTTCGATTATGTCCGCTTTTTGGCGGTTCGATATCCCTTTCAACGGATCGTCACTTGTTCCATATGCATTGTCGGTCGGTAATTGTTTCGTTTCTTGCTTCATACCGTCTGCCAGAATACCGGCACCATCATATATTCCTTTTCTGATGATGACATCCGACCCTTTCTTCACTCTTTGAATAGCCTTGATATAGTCATTCAGACCTTTGTTCTGTATCTTCGCCATCATGACACCTCGAAACGCCATTCATAATGCGTGTATCCTGTTTCCTTTTCGTATTGTATGGATTCCATATAACAGGCGATATCCGCATCCTCTAACGCTTTCGGAATCTCTTTCATCCATGGATCATATTCCTGCTTTGTGAACAGGTCAACTGTCCCGCTGATGACCGTTATCACATGCCTGTCATCCGCATACAGCGATTCTCCTTCACTGTCTTCCTGCCACACGATATAACGGTTCCCTTTGTTTTCCGCTTCAAGATGATAAGGGTCTTCCGTTATCGTGAGCAGGGCATCACGTACTCGTTTCAGCAGTTCCATATGGCTCTCCTCTTCGTTCCAAAGACAACACCGTGATCGGTATTCCCTCATCATCTGCGCCATGCTGCACCTGCAATATCGTATACTGCCTGCCGTCTATGCTTGCAATATCCCTACCGGCGGAAATCGAACGTTCCCGGTATACGTGGATCACTTCATCTAGCATATCACCTGCCTGCTTTGCGGTATAATTGCGCACGATACCAACCTTTTCATATCCGAAATACAGTGATAACCTTGGACGATAGTCGTACTCCGGCTTATTCCCGGGCTCTGCCACATTCACTCTTTCGCAGATATCTACGATCCCATCATCATATGTATAGGCCATCTTCATTCCCTCGCTTTCTGAGAAAATAGCAGATTGTTCAGCTCATAGCGTAGGAAGCGCGGCATGATCATTTCAGATGATGCGCGTTTGCGGTACAGGAACGCCGCATAATGTTCGATGGTATATTGATAGTCCATCGATCCGTCGTCCTGTATCCCCATCCGCTTCATGAGCGCTTCCGCATTCTTCAACAAGGTGCGCAGATACGGTTCCTCAGATGGTGGCGTTTTCAGGTCCTGCTTTAGGACCGTTAGCAGCAATTCTTCATCCATCTGCTTTTACCGCCTTTATGCAGCTGCACTCTTGTTCACTGTTACGATATATTCTTTTTCCACACCAGCGAAGCTGACGGTGATGCTCAGCGTGTTTTCTCCATCTGTGAAGGATGCAGTTTCACCATTGTTCACAGGTGTTTCTTTATTCTTGATTGTGATGGCAGCTCCTGCACGTTTCGCAACCGCTTCGATCTTGCTGCTGGCATTGGATGTGTTTACCATGTATTCATAGGTTCCTGCACTGAATACAGGGAACAGTTTATTGCTGCCGATCTTCAAGCTTGCCAGCTGCACATCCTCTTCATTCGCTTTATCTGGTGCGAACACGATAGATGTCGTCGGTGTCTTTCCGTTGATGTTGATCAATCCGAATGCTTCCGCGATGACCGGCTTTCCATCAAATCGCTCCGTACCTTTGAATACGGTTTGATCCTCCAGGAAACGCACATGTTCAGACTGTCCCAGCTGCAGCCCTTTGCGCTGTACAGCCTTATAATTCGTCATATAGCCGAATGCGATATCTCCGTCGGCCATGAACTTAAGTTCTTCTACCTTTCCGCCAACGACCGGCATCGTATCATTCATACCGCTGACGATCGTCGCATTCATATTCGTATCCATCGCTTCCACGACAAGATCGAGCTTTGTCTGTCGATTCATCATCCATACCAGATTTCCTGAATCATAATCGGTAAAGATCATTTTCAGGCAGCGCACGATTTCTTTGAACAATTCTTTTCCGGTCTTGTTCTCAATCTTTTTGATATTGGATTCGTGAAGGTCTTTCCATTCCCGCTCTGTGTCGTTGTGGTCGCTTGGTTTTACGGTCTGCGCCAGACGGGTGACGATCCCCATCGGCATCTTGACGCCTGTTCCATATACGATAGCCTTATCCTTAGCCTTTGCGATCGCGATACCTAATGCATTGATCAGCTCCTGCGCCAGGTTTACGTCATTATCTTCTAACAGCGCATTGCAGACCTTGAAAAAGCCGGCTACCTTGAATCCGTCCATTTCCACATCGTTGAAACCTAACTCCAACTCATTCAGCTTTCCGCACTGCTCAGTCCATACCGCTTCCGGAACGCTCCCCATGATCGTGATACGTGCCGTACCGGTAATATCGCTCTTGTTGGTATACTTCAGCAGCTTGGAATTTGCTTCGGTCACCTCTTTGATCATCGGCAGGAAGTTTTGTGGGATGATCAATCCTGCATTTCCGATTGCTCTTTTCTCTTTGATGCAGGAGCGTACCTGCTGCATGAAGTCCTTTACCTCCTCATTTGCGAAGATCGCGCTTCTTTCCTGCATGGTACGTCCGAAAAATTCTGTTCTTGTTTCCATATCTCTATCCTTTCCTCTCTTGCTTCTGCTGTTCTGACTTGCTCCCTGATCATCGCCTGCCTGCGGCTCTGGTGGTATACTTTCCTGCTCCTTGATCTTGTTTTCCAGCTCTTCGATTTCATCCTCCAGCTTTTTCTTTGCGGCTTCATGAGCATCCTTTTCCTTTGTCAGGTCTTCCACAGCGTCCTCTACGACCTTACGGTCTGCTTCTGGCGTGCTTTCATCCATTTCTGCGATGGACGCTTCCAGCTCCTGTTCCCGTGTCTGGAAGCCTTCATCCTTACTTCTCAATTCTTCCAGCAGCTTTTTCTTCGTTGCCGCCTTATTTCTCATCAATAATACTTTTAATGCCATCACGATTCTCCTTTCAATTTTTTAATCGTATTCATTTTCCAAGCTTCGAAGCTACGTTTTACCATGTCCTCCAGCTGTCGCTTCCTTGCACTTACGCAGGTTTCCTCGTAGGCTGGAAATGTAACGATCGATACTTCATACAGCTTCACTTTTTTAATCGTCCAATGTGTCTTATTATCAATACTCGATACATCTTCGTCGACGATCTCAAATCCGATAGAGCACTGATCGACATCACCACGTTTTACCCGTTCGTATACGTTCATCGCATCGACATCGTTGCGATTGATCTTTACATCACCCCATAGACCGGTATCATCGACTCGCAGCTGCAGCGTCCCTGCTTTCGTGCGTCCGATGACCATGCGCGTCTCATGGTCGATCAAAGCACGGATATCTTCATTCAGCTGATCGTCGAATGCATGAGAGTCGATGCTTTCTGACATCCCTTCCCATATTTCGTAGGTACTGTTGAATACCGCGAAATAGCCACTGATATATAGGTCATTATCCTGCTCGCGCGTTTCGAATCTTGCCCGCGCACTTCGCAGCTGCCGCGTCTCTCTATTCATCCTTTTCACCTTCTTTCTTTTTCAGCTTCTTCTGGTCACCGATCATTCCGGCCGGGATATAGTTTTCCAGGATCACCAATTTATCCAGGTTGTCCTTATGTGGCATGTCGATCCAATCACGCACCTCGTTCCCTTCCATGATCCCTCTGGTGTAGAGATTCGCACCAACGTTGGCCAAGGTGTCGAGGTCATACGAATGCAGGGAACGCGCATTGAATCTGAAATATAGTGTCGGGTCGATCAGAACGGCTTTCGTGAAAGCCTGTTCGATACATTGACAGATCGTTTTTATCCTTGTATTGATAAAATTGTTCCAGGCATCCGCTTTGAATTCTCCGATTCCCAACACGAACGGCGGTACGTCCAGGATGGCCGCCACCGTTTTTTTATCCAGCTCCACATTTTCCTGTATCGCTAGGTCTTTTAGACTCAATGGTTTAACAGTTTCTACTTCAAACGAATCTGCGGGAAGCATCCACGGTTCTCCGGCTTCGGTGCTGGTCACATAATTTTGTAACAACTTAGAACGGCCTTTCTTACTGCTCAGTTCCTCTGTATCGGCGTCCACCTTTACGATGATAGATGGTTTCCATTTTGATTCCATGAAACCTTTCTTCGTGATACTCGCCTGTAGGAGCGTCTCTGCGACCTGCTTCAAACTTTTACGATACCCCTCACCTTTCCACGGCACTTCCGGATTCGGATTCATCGCGATATGGATGAGGTCCCATGGTTCATAGGTCTCTCCATAGATCACGATCTTGTATCCATATCCATCCTGCAGGAACGTGGTCTGACTTGGTGGTATCGGCAATAGATCGTCCAGCAGTCCGTCTTTTGTTTTTGGAAGCACTACAGCATTACCGTCCCCCTCCAGCAAAAGCGCACGCACAATCGTTTGGATGAAGGTTGAGCGTGTCATGTAGCGATTCGGTTCGATATCCATCTTGCGTGATAATCCGTTCCGGATCCGTATATCTCCTTTATCCTGTGTATTCTGCATCAAATGGATAGACATGCTGCCGATCAGATTCGCGATCTTATTGACTGCCGATATGATCTCCGGATTTTTTGCCAGTGATGTATAACCGGAGCTGCATAACATATCAAAAGCGCCAATATCGCATAAGTATGTTAGCGGGCCATTATCATTTCTTTTCTGTCTTGGATCCGCTCTCACCTTTCCTTTATATTTTTTCTTGCTCATCGATTTCCTCCTAATCTAGGAATGCCGCTGCATTCGCGGACTTCTCATTCGCTATCAATTTTTGCTTACATGCAATGACGGTTGCATCGAATAGGTCGATACGTTGTGTAGGCATAACTTTTTGAAAGCGTACGAATTCATCGGTATCTTCAATTGCTTTTACGTTGCTGATACAATATTCAAAAGCTTTGTTATGTAGATAGTAGAATTGTTGTTTGATTACCTTACGTTCGATTTCACGGAAAGCTTCTGTCTTTTCCACATAACGCTGTAGCTGATCTTTCATTTTGAAACCTGCTTTTCTCATCTTCATTACATATTCGCGAGCATATCTGCGGTCATATCCTGTCCATTTCAGTTTGAAGCCCATTTTTTTCATGTGGATGAACCACTTCACAATATCTTCGTATTCGATCACATTACTATTGCACATCGTGAGCCACCCCTGTTCCTCCCACCAGAATACCGGTATGTTGTCTTCATCCGCTTTTTTATGAGCGATTGCCCGTGGTATGAATGCATGCGATATCGTGATGTCTACATCCTTGTAGGTCCCGTATATCGTTGCCCCTGTAAGGTCATGCATCTTCGACAGATCGGCGCCTCCATACCATTTGATCGGCAGCTTTGCCAGCTCCTCCAATGTCCAGTTGTATTTTTCATCGGATGAAGTCACCTGCATCATGTCGAAATATGTGTCGATTGCATCTGTGAAGACATTCAGCGACTTCGCAAAATAATCTTTTCGCTGCTGCGGATCATTGAGTGCCTCCATCGCTCCTTCCATCAGTTCATCCGGGCGGATCGATCGCCCATATGCGGGATTTGCCATTTCCTGGATTCGCGGATTCGTAAAATCCAAAAACTTCGCACCATTTTCATCCGTGGAGTAATCAGCCTCGCAGATGAAAATGAAATAGCGGTCATTCTCGACTTCTTTGTCTAATATCTTTTTACAGTAGGTTACCTTTTGTGCGAGAAAGCTGTTTGGATCGTCTCCGGCTGTCGATATACCGATCATGAGTTTATTTGTGTATGCCTTCATCGCTTCCTTGAACAGGTTATACTGTTTCGGTTTTTTGAATGCATGGATCTCATCTGCGATGGCCAGATTGCAGTTGAAGGAATCCTGCGCATCCGGATTTGCGGCCAACGCATCCAGATGAAATAATCCGTTTCCGATCGTTGCATCGATCGAGTGCTCATTGTTGTTGTCGATGATGTGGAATGTCCCTTCATGATCATTATCATCTTCTTCCATCCTGCGGATGTTGTATTCGATGAATTTGAATGTCTCCATCGTCTGCTTCATTGCGGCCGCGACGATATAGATTTTTGACCCGGAATCTCTCCACAGCAATCCGAGCGCATATGCCAGTGCGCCGGCAAATGTTGTCTTCACGTTCTTTCGCGGGATGAAGATCAGGCACTCAGTGAACCTGTTGATGCTTGTGTTCGCCAATTTGAATCCGACCAGGTTGTAAATGATGAATTTGTGAAACGGCATCAGGAGGAACGGCGTCCCTCTCAGCGCAGTACCATCCAGCGACTCTCCCTGTTGATGGCATATCGTCAGCTCGATGATACCGATCACGAATTCAGCGTCACTCGTTTTAAAGTCCCATCGTTCATCCTGTAGATCATCAAGGAAGCGTTGGCAAGCCTTTATGCGATATTCGTTCGCCACGATAGATCCATCACAGATTCCATTCACGTAGTCCATGACTTCCTTAAGATTTGCGTTCAAGCTTTTCCAATGCTTCGCCCAGGGCGCTCTTCTTGCCCTGTTCAAGTCCTTTCGATTTTATGGCCTTCAATCCTTTTGGTGTCAAACCAAAAAGGTTCTCCATCTCGATGAGTTCCCGACGCAGATTTTCCATAGATAGGTACAGCGGTGCTTTCCGTACGTTGGTAGCGCCTGCTTTGTTGGTGTACTTTTCGGTCACTTTACAGCCTGTTTCCCGCCATGTTTTGCATAAGATATCATATTGCATGCGCATGTCTGCATACCGCTGTATCGGGATGGTGAATTCTTCCCGATAAACGCCTAAACTTCGCATTTTTTCGATGGTTTCATTTCTTATTTTATTGGTCCGGATGGTGATCTTTTTATCGGTCAGCATGTGCTCACCCCCCTTTTTCTAAAAAACAACGGAGTTGGAAAGAGTTACCCTACCCAGTAGAGAATTATGTTTTTTCAGATTCCGCAGCTGGGGGGGATTCATTCCGTATAGCAGCAATGTTCTTTTCAGATCCGTCTTTCATGCAGATGATCGTTTCTTTTGCTTCAAGAATTGCTTTCGGCATGTCTTCATGTTCTTTCCTTGTCTCATACTTCATGCCTTGTTCCTCCAATCCCTTCCGGGTATCGTTATATCCATCAGCTGCCTTCCCAGCACTGTCAGCTCTCCGGTCTTTCTGTTCTCTAACTTGTTATGGCTTCCCTGGCTTACGCTGATCAGGTTCCAGTCACACCATGCATATTCCGGATATTCTTCTGCCGGATAGATATGGTGTACGGTCGTTGCTTCTTCTGTACGTCCATACATCGCAGCCACCCTGTCTTTATACTTATCCAGACGCAGGATATGCTTTTGCTTCTTCTTCCACTTCCCGTGGTAATAATCGAACATCCTACCACTCCTTCATAGGTACGATTATAGAAAGTGGAACCCCTCTTGACAATACAGCATTTTGTCCGTATGTTTGTCCTGTTTTTGTATAGCTTTTTTCACCTGTTTTGTATAGGTTTTGTAACACTGTTTGTTTATGTTTTTTGTATTTTGCGCAAAAAAAAGATGCGATAATTTTCGCACCTTATTCGATATGTTCGAATATCTCCTGAAATGTGTCTGCTGTCACCTGTTTACCGTCATGGTCCTTCAAGCAGAATTCATATGGAATCTCTTCTGAAAAATGAAGTATCGTGTGCTCTATCTTTTTCAAGACCTTTCGATGATCTTCCAATACCTTATTGAGCTCTCTTTCATTTTCGACTACATCTAATGCATGGATAGAAAACAGCTCTTCTTTTCCAAAGACAGTTATCTTCACCCGCTGCCCCGGCTTTTCTCCATAATAGAAGCACTGTCCTTTTTCCGTGGTCTTACTTCTATGATCCTTCGCATATTTTTTTGTGGTATCGTCAGTTCGATCCGTAATGGCAGCCGGTCAGCTATGATCTCGATCTCGATCGCTATGTCTGCATATTCATATCGCAGTCTTTCGTCGGCTTTCTCGAATCCGTTCGTCATGAAGAAAGTGTCTATTTCTTTTATAATCCGGTTTTTCCACCATGCAAGCCCCGGCTTCAACCTGTTCTCCGCTTCTTCCTTTTTCTTCTGATACTTCTGTTGTGCGGCGATGATCTATTCTTTCAGTAATTTCGTTTTTCCATATTCCGCTTTCAGCTTTTGGATGTCCATCCGTGCTCCTCCTTCCTTATATTATATATATCATAGCACAAAAATAATTATTTCTCATTTTCTCCTATTATCTCTTTTACGATCTCATCTGCATACAATACATCGACGATCCTTTTTATCAGCTTGTCCCGGTTGTCATAGATCGTCTTTCTGGAGCATTGCATCACTTCGGCTATTTCTTCAAATGTTCGATTCTGGTAATAATGCAGCTCGATGATGGGATAATACTTTTCATTCCGTATCTTTTCCAGTGCTTTGTCGAGCTTCTTATAGCTCGTTTCCGCACAATCCTTGTATAGATACAGCAGCTTTTCCACCTTCCTGAACCTTGTATCACGGCTATTCCTCATAACTATATCGCTCCCTCATCCTTTTCCCTCAAAATATTCACAACACCCCGCACGTAATCCGTTTACATTTTCTAATTTGCACCATCCGCAATCATCATCGAATTCCTTGCATTTTTCGCATGTGCGCATTTCCTTTCTTTTGAATGTTGCTTCCTCTGATGGAAAAATCAATGTTTTCAATTTCCCACTTTCTTCTTCGAGTATCTCCACACGTAGACATTGTATTCCGGATTTCTTATCTCTAAACTGCCGAACATCCAATAATTCTCTATATACTTTCCCATGGTATTGCATATCAAAATCATTTCTCAAAGTATCGTAATTCATCGTCTTACTCCCTCCTGTTGTGCAACATTCCTATATACCTGCAGCCTTCCATTGACAACCTCTATTGCCGCAATCTCTTCTCTGGTCTTTTTTAATTCTGTTTTAATCGATGCAGCGTGCAGATCCGTTTCTTTCATCCGCCTGGCTTCGTATTCCAGTGTATTGAGATAGGTTGTTTTCTCAACGATGATGTTTTGCATGATTCTCATTGCTTCTTCCAGTGTCATTTTCCTTGCTTCCTCCTTCCAAGAATATGTTACATACACCATAAAACTGTAACGTATTTTCGGATGTCTTATGGCGTACGTAATAGCTGATATATAAAGGCTTTACGCTCAATTCACGGTATCCTTCATTAAAAAATATGTGCAAGCTTTTTCAGTTCCGATTTTTCTGCATTGCTAGGTGCAGGAACCACTCTTTCCAGCATTCTACGTTTGACATCCTGCATTTATCTTTCCTGCAGCGGTTTGGTGTGAAGGCATATATGGATTTTGGACATGCAGATGTATCGTCCATCTTTCCTTCTGCATTCTCATATTTGATATGTTCGCATGCTCTTGTGAATGCATCTTCCAACACTATGTAATGTTCAATTAACTCTCTTAATGGTTTCAGATATTCTTCCGCATCTTCGTATGTATCTGTGCATAGGCACATCAGTTCGATACCTTCATATAACTCTTGATATTCATTCATAGCCTGTTCCCTTTCTGTGTTATCCATGATCTAAGCTTTTTCAGCATCTTTCCGCTCTCCTTTGTACGTTTCCGGCAGCTCCTGCCATGCGATTACTTTCCATCCTGTAGTTTTTTAGCATATGCCATCACATTATAATATGATTCATCCGTTGCACTCCAGTTATGGTAAAGCATATGAATATAGCTTATAAGCTCGTCCTTTTTTAGCGACTTTAATGTGCTATCACTATGCAATTTAAAATGCTGAAACTCATCTGTGTTATGCTGATCAGCAAACTGTTTATCTAGTGCTTCGCAATGATGAATCAGCTCCTGTAGTCTCTCTACACTTGAGCAGCAGCATCCATCTCTTTCCTCACAGCATCTTTTAATCGTGTTCAATGATTCCTGATATTCGTTCATTTTCCGCTCTCCTTTACCCTGTATTTCAATCAATATAACCCCATATTATAAAGATTGGTTTTTTCTTCAAATAAGCCTATAAACAAAGGCTTTTCTTCACTTTTCACCACCTTCATACTTTTGGAGTTTTTTCATGACATTTTTACCCCCTTTCCACGAGCTTCTTCCTTTTGGCTGTTCAGGATCAGCGCGATGATATCTTCTGTGTCTTTCCCGATCTTCTTGCTTGCTTCCTCGATGCATGCATATCCCAATGTCATATACTCTATTGCGTTCAATTCCTCTCCGCTGACGATCCCCAGCTCCATCGTTTGTTCTTCGCTATCGATCTTGATCAGTGCCAGTTTTTTCATGTGTTCATTTCCTCCTATTCCGGTAGTTGATCTTCTCTACCTGTATCTTTTTCATCTTATCTGTCGTTCTAGTGTATATAGCCGTCGTCTCCAACTGGCTGTGTCCCAGGATGTCCGCGAGGTCGCTTGGCTGTCCGCCTTCTTCGATATAACGCACGGCGAACAGATGCCGGAAGGCATGCGGATGCGCTTTGGTCTTTTTTATCTTTGCTGCAGCTGCGATCTTGCGGATGTTTTTATACACCGTCGTTGGATGCAGCATCGTTCCCTCTTTCTTCCCTGGGAAGATGTATCCCGATTCGATGCCTTGTTCTTCGATGTATTTCTTTATCTTCTTTTTCAATGATGTTGGCATGATAATGGTGCGTATCTTTCCTTTGTTGTGTACGAGCAGCTTCGGCTTCCGGATATTTTCTACCGTGAAATACTGCAGCTCTGACAGCCGTATGCCTGTGTAGCCCATGATCTCCATGATCATGCAATATTGCTTTCTCCCCGTACGTTTCGCCTGCCGCAGAAGTCGCATGAAGTCTTCCGGTGTGAGCAGCTCCTCCTCTTCCAGCGACGCCTTGCCCTGGACCTTTATATTCGTGACCGTGAATCGCTTCATCTTGGCGTATTTCAGCCACTTGTTCACGATGGTAATGTAATTCTGTACGGTGGATGGTTCGAATCCGGATTCCAGGAGGTGCTCCTTAAATTCGATGATACATGTCTTATTCAACTCGCCTTCCGGCAGGAAATCATACAGCAAATCAAGCACATGCGCATAGTGACGCACTGTGTTCTTGCTTTTCTCAGCTTCCCGTTCCTTTGTTATAAATCCGTCAATTGAGCGCCGCATTCCTTCTTTCGTCATGACTTACTCCCCTCCTGTTGAATGCTTCGATTGCTTTTTCCGGATGCTTGTTGCATTTCATTGTATCGAAGGATACGATACATCCACACTCTGCACATTTAAAGAAAATTACTCCGATAGGAGACTTTATGACCTTGACCTTACCATCACAGAATGGACATGGTTTCATTTTAAGCATCCATTTCACTCCAATCTATCTCCTGTTGACCATATCCATTCACTTTCTCGATGAAGAGTTTCAATTCACAGCTCGGATACCATTCTTTTATCCGTTCTGTAGCATCCGTGAATCTCGTTCTCGGAATATCCGCATATTCAGAAATATCAAAGTATGTATACAGGAATCCGTAGATTGCCTTATATATCTTTTGGCTATGTTTTCTATATACGGTTGTTTCCTCTCCACCGCAGGCACTGATAACGGCAGCATTGACAGCTCTTCTGATATCACGCTTCTGTCCGGATGATATCTTTTCATTGTTCTCCAATGCCGTGATCCGCTTGTCCTGTTCTGTGAGCTTCCTGTCATGCATCAATAGGGCCTGCATTTCCGTTGACAGTCCTTCAACCGGTATCATAGCTCGCTCCTTCACTCTGAAATATGTCTCTTCCAGATTGTCGAACTGTTCCCATGCTTTATCGGTGTCCAGTATCTTGCAGTGACGGTCTGCGCCCTTTTCGGTCCATAAAATCAATGCATTTACATTTCTCGGCACAGAGTAACTTCCAGTTACCTTGTTCTTAAAATCCCTTAATTCATCACCTTTCAGCATATAGTAATGCTTCCCTTCTGTGAATCGGTCTTTGTTCCGCTTGAAATTCATTTTTATGTTATCGACAGATGTTTCATAGACCTCTGCCAGCTGCTGCGTCGTCAATACTCTGTTATCTGCATATTCGATCGTTTGTAAGTGGTTCATTTCTCATTCCTCCTTCTTATGTTTCGTACTGGTTCATATTCTTCTCTATGTACGGATACTCTACATCCATTTACAATGATGAACTCCCGTTTGTTTTCCTGCGCATTATATCTTCCTGTTATTTGACTCACCGTTTTGTATACTCTTCCGCGTACCGGTCACTTATACTCTGGCAGGTCACACAGCTCTTTTATTACTCTGATCAGCATCCACTTCGCCTCCTTTACTTTCAAATAGTTAAAATCATATGAACTGTTCTTTCCTTCAATCTCCTTCGTGAAGCAGTCTGATTGCTTTTTTCAATTCGTCTAAAACAACATAATCCTTCCTGTCTCCGTTCAATTCAACGTTCACAAGCACATTCTCCAGCCCACACTGTTTCAATATTTCTTCCACTTTGACCAATGCATGACCTGCGATTATAGATTTTTCTCGTTTTTCTAAAACGGAAACCATGATGGCACCTCCATAGCGATTTCCGGGATATAGTCAGTATTCTTACGTTGCTGACCAAACAATTCCACTTTTGCACTTTCACTCATGACCTTTACCATTTCAGTACTCATACGTTCATGGTCCGCTTGTTTTCGCTTGATGTTGTTCAGCACATTCATTTCTTTTTCTGAGATAATGACATGCACATTTACTTCATGCTTTTGGCCAAAACGATAGCACCTGCGTATTGCTTGATAAAACTGTTCGTAGCTGTCAGACAATCCACAGAATATCATGTCATGGCAGTTCTGCCAGTTCATTCCAAATCCACAGATGGAAGGTTTCGTTACGAGATACTTCACATCTCCGGATGCAAATCCCATCATAGCTTTTTCTTTGTGTTCTGGCGTATCAGGTCCTTTTACCTCCACGGATTCACGTATAGCCTTATGCAATGCGGTACTCTCATTGTTATAATCGCACCATATCAAGCAATTCTCTTTTGTCCGAGCGATATTCTTTGCCATTTCCACTCTTTCATCAAGACTTTGCTTTCGTGCTTCTCTCCTCTCTTGCAGCGTTTCTGCATACTCCACAAATAAGCTCTCTGCATCTGGCTCACTTTTTAATATGTTTGCTTTTACATGCAGTTTCGGCAATACAAATTTTTCTCCATTATATCCAAGGTCTGCCGGTGATTTGATCATCATGCTCCATGTTGCCATCCAGCGGAAGAACTCTTTTTCCGCATGACGTTTCAGGCGCCACCCGATACGATCATTCTTTCCTTTTTTCTTGATTGAATCGTTGATGAAGAATGTCGCTAACATTTCGCTACGTGGCATGACACCGAGAAACTCCGCTGTAGTTCCAATCTCTGTATAATCGTTAGGGCTTGGTGTTGCTGTGCAGCATAATTTGTATGGTGTGTAAGCAAAACGTTCCTGCAGGTCTTTTGTTGTTTTCCCTGCGTATGATTTCAAAATAGAACTTTCATCCAGCACAACGCCGGAAAATGAATCTGTATCGAATTTGTGTATCTTTTCGTAATTTGTGATGTTTATACCTGACTTTATATCCTCTTGACTTTCTGCCAGATTGCAAGTGATACCAAACTTTGAAGCTTCCTGTGCAGTCTGTTTTGACACCGCCAAGGGAGCAAGAATCAACACAGTACCTCCTGTATGTTTTGCGACCGCATCCGCCCATGATAATTGCTGGATGGTCTTGCCTAGCCCGGTATCCTCAAATAATGCAGCTTTTCCTATTCTAAGTGCCCATTTTGTTATTGCTTGCTGATAGTCAAATAGGTTTTCATTGAGGTTTTCTACAGTGAATCCAGATGGTTCTATTGTGTATTCCTTAGTCTTTAAAAATTCTTCGTATGTCATTCTTCATCACCTTCAAATAAAAACTCCAGCTGTTCTTCTGCGTTTGCAGCACGTTCACAATTTTTCACTGCCTGTTCAAAATAAGATTCTTTTAATTCTATCCCTACAGCCTTACGGTGCATCTTTATAGATTGATATGCTTCTGATCCGATACCCAAGAATGGAGTAAATACTGTATCTCCTTGGTTTGTCCACAGCTCAATACATCGTTCTATAACGTCTAACTGCAAAGGGCATATGTGCTTTTCGTCTCGTTCTTCCCTCGCTGATGTACGATTGAGAGTGTTGCTCTGTCGGATGTTCATCCATACCGGCGATGCATATTCCTGCCATTTGCT